TTAAATTTGTTTTAGCTTCATTCATTACAAAAGTTGCAAGAACTAATAAACCCTTACCTGGTTGATAAGGAAAAGATCTAAATGTTTGTCTAACAACTTCAGAACCAGATGCAGTTGTTACATTCATTCTAACAGATGATTCATTTGGTAAATAAGTAGTAGATCCACTAGATGCAGTAGATGTATCAAATTGATTATCTATTGCGTATCTATTTTGTGAATCAAATAATGTATATGGTTGAGATACTCTTAATCTTCCAAATGCATCTATATTAGTACCTGCAAATGAAACATAAGTTGGATTGCTTGAACCTGAATTTACATTAGAACAACTCATTAACAACCATTCCCTGATCTCATACTAAACCAAATATTTCTGTCTATTTCTTGTTTAATTTCTTCTTGAAAAGAAGTATTTAATTGATTTTGTAAAGTTTCTAACACTTGATTAATCTGTCTAAAGTTATCAACAGTATAAGGCTCTCTGGGTTCTGGTATGTATAAATTAATCTTTGCCATAATTATACTGAACCTCCGCTTAATCCATCTGGTTGTACATCTACTCTAAATATACCATATCTCCAGTTATCATTTATTGCATCACTTTCTATTTCAATACTAGCTAATCGTGCTCTGGCTCTTGTATCTACTTTATTAGTAGTGGAAGTTATAGTAAAAGGTCCTATAAAAGTTTCTCCAGAAGCAAGATCTATTTCATCCGGATAGTATTTTAAATATATAGTCACATCTACTGTACCTACTAAATTTTTAAAATCTGGTACAAACCTTCTTACAGCAAGGAAGTATTGTCCATCTCCGTCTACATCTAAATCAAAATCTCCAGATCTAATGTAAGATGGAATTGCAACTGTAGTTGTATTAACAGAAGTTAAATTAAATATTTCGTCTTTTCCTACCTCTTGTCTAAAAAGGTAAGAACCTCCTGGAGTTACTCCATTAATTATAGGAACTGTAGGTACTAAAGATGCTAAATATTTAGTTGCCTGTGGATTTTTAAATACACCAGTATCTTCCCAAACTGTTCTAGCTAATGTTCCTGTTGTCCAAATATTTTCACTATAATTGTAAGTTACAGATCTATTTATATCTGATGAATCCGCTGTTGGATAAAACCAAGTTATTTCACTATATAAAGAATTTAATCCAGCATAAACTATAGAACCTTGAGTAAAATTAATACCAAGATTATCTGCTCCTATAGTTGTAAAAACAAAGTCTTGTACTAAAGATGGAACAATACTTACCGTACCATCAAATTTAAAAAAGCTTCCTGTATTTCCCATCCACCACACAGCACCATTTGTAAAACATAGAGCATGCTGCCCAATAAGTCCGCAATTAGAACCTACTTTCCTAATACTGAATGTATAAGGTGTTCCTACAAATTGTATAGTATAAGCCGCAGTATCTGTTAAAACTAAAATATAATCTTTTGCTCTAATGGCTCCAACAATTGTAGTTCCATCATCTAATCTAAATGTACCTGCTGTATTTGTAGAAGTAGGTTCATATATTTCAATATCTTCTTGATCTGAAAATCTTATAAACATTGAATCTTGAGTAGCTGAGTTTCCAATTACTGTTTCAGTTCCAAGTTGTAATAAATGTCTATCTCTATCAGATACAATTGATAATACAGAAGCAGTTGGGTTATTAGGAAGAACTATAGCTCTAGTAATTAATCCAGCTCCTCCGTTTGGATACCAAATAAAAGTTTGTCCATTTCTAATGGTAGCTATTAAATTTTCTCCATAATTATCTAAAGACCAGTTGGCCGAAGCAATAATAGCACTTGCAGTTGTTCTTTCTGTTCCCCAAGTTAATTCTCCCCACAATCCAGATCCCCATCCATATCCTAAAGTTGCAACGAGCGGACCTACAACATAATAAGGAAGTTCATGAGCGGAACCTTGGGCCGCCATTCCTGTTCCAGTTTCAACGGTTGCCATTGTAATAGTAAATGTATTTACAGTAGGTGTGGATATTACTTCAAAAGTATTTGTTTCAAAATCAGCAACTGTATATCCGGTTACTCCACCCCCCGGTAATATTACTGTATTAAATGTTATTAATTGTCCAATAGCTAAATTGTGTGAAGGTATATTACAAGTTACTGTAGAAGAACCTGTTGTTGATGTAAATGTTACACCTATTAATTCATTATTAAAGTCTAAAGGACTTATATCATAAATAACATTACCATCATAAACATATAAACACTTATTTGTTGCAAAAGAAGAATATCTTCTTCCTGTTAAATCCGTCCATGACCATATTGCTCTTGGTGCACCTACTAATTTAGAATCTGTAATTTGTGTCCATCCTCCAATTTTTTCAGGAGAACCATACCTAAATCTTACATTATCCCCATCAATCCATTGTCCTTCTGCTTGGGAGGCTGTGGCCTGTTTATTAAAACCAGGTTGTATGGGTATTTTTTTTAAAGCCATAACAGGTATTTTATACTAAACTAAGCAATTAGTAAATTAAGCGTATAGTTTTTTCCACGTTATAGGACTTGGTATATTATGCTCTGATTTAATATTAGGTTTCATTGTAAGCATAATATCGCCTGAAATTGATATTCTAGGCTTATCTGTAGTGTTTAATTGGGTTTCATGAAATATCATACTTGGAAATACAATTAAGTTTCCTGTTTTAGCTGGATATATAGCGCTTGAATAGTTTACTTCTGTAAATTGTTTAAAGTATTCTTTTCTTACTGGAATATTTAAACCTGTTTTAGATATATCATCATCTTGGAATACTAAATCACCTTGTCCTTCAGCATATGGATAATAAACAAAACTATAATGAGAAGCCATATGTCTATGTGAATGAATATACTGTTCTTTAATAGTATAAGTTGCCCAAGCTTTAGTTATATAAACTTCAAGTAAATCTAAATTTAGATGTTGTGCTTCTAATGCTTCTATTATTTTTGGTTGAATAGCATCAAATAACTTTTTAAATCTTTTATCATTATGAACACTATCATCTATAGATTTAAGTTCATTTGGTTTAATGTCCGTGGTCCGTGAGTACTGGCTATTGGTAGGTGTTACTTCGGCATTGATTAACGGAACAATGTCCTTGTTTATATCTTCAAAATTGTCTAATGCTGTAATATAAATAGCTTTACCAAACCACTTTGATACATCGCCCATTATTAATTGATATACTTTATTTAAATAAAGTCAAATTATTGTTTAACTTGTAAGAATCTGTAGATAATTTCACCGTTTCCACCGTTATTACCAAGAGAAGATCCTCCCGACACCTGCGCTCCACCTCCACCCCCTCCAGAGCCTCTAGTTCCTGCTTGTGCTTGTGCTGTTGATCCTTGCGGTGAACCTGTTCCTCCTGCAATAACTCCTGCATAAGAAGGAGCTCCGTTTGATCCAGCTATTTGACAGTTGTCTCCTCCGCAATTACCATTAACATTTCCAACCGCTCCGCTTCCAGATTGATTAAAAGATCCAACAGGTCCTGATGTATTTGTTGTAACGCTTACAACAATTCCAGATTGATTAAAAGATCCAGACGTAATTGCTGTTCCAGGTATAGTTGGAGTACCAGCAGTTCCTCCAATGTTAGTTCTTAAAGGTCCTTTAACTCCTCCATTTATTCCTTGTGAACCACCACCCCCTCCTAGTGTAAATATACTTCCTGTTGTTGATCCTGATAAAGTTGTATCACCTCCTGGTGGAGTTGATACAGTATTAAATTTAGAAGCAAGATTGTTATTAGAAGGTCCACCTGTTCCTGCAACTAATGTTAATGTTTCACCAGAAGCAACTGAAAATATTTTATCTGATATATAGGCACCCGATCCTCCTCCAGATCCTGATGATTCTCCTCCAGCTTTATCGTAATCACAACCTGTAATAGATCCTCCTCCACCTCCGACAGCTGCTTGAATATGAATAGCGTTATAACCTACTGGAACTGTATTTGTTGTTGATCCTCCAGTAAGAGTTATAAAAGAAGTTGCTGGTAAAAGAGCGCCACCAGAAAGTAAACCAAAACCTCTTGCGGACATTCCTCCAAAAGTAGTAATTACAGGCATGATGAATTACTTAAATTGTGATTGAGCTGCTAATACTGTGTAAGTTGATGCTGCTGTTTTAATAATTGTAAAAGCA